CAAAGACTTTGAGGTAAAGAGGGGGGAGCGCATCGCACAACTTGTTCTTGAGAGGTGTGAGACACCCGATGTGGAGGAAATTGGTCTCCTTGAAGAGACTGAGAGGGGTACAGGTGGATTTGGTTCTACTGGCGCCTAAGTCACACCACTCTTACTATAAAAAGTATAAGAAAAGCAAACGACCCTACCGCCATGCTCGCCAGCCTCAGCCTCGAGACGTCCGATCTCAAAAAGATCGATTACACCAATGCAAGTGTCGATCGCCTTCTTATCCATGATCACGGGCGAGATTACTTAAAATTTTCTTCCGTAACCTTCCAAGAATTGCGACGCAACATTTTTAGGGGTATTCCAACACCAGATTTGTTGTCTGGTGCGTTCTCTTCAATCACTGACAACCCACCCGAAGGTTCTTCATTCAGAAAACAAAAAGACTTCTGTGGTTGGATGTGCCCAGAAGACTATAAATATGACGACGGTGAATGTATCACGATGTTCATTCGAAATAGCTGTGGGAACGATATCATGAGAGAAGTGCTAATGGCGTTATCTGGGCATTCTTGGTCCGAGAGATTATTCAAACTGGCGTGTTTGATAGAAATCACATTGGCTGACGGGAAAAAGTTAGAAATAGAAGTTTAGATCCTAAGTTAGTTCCAAATTTTAATAAATCAAGTAACAGATATGGATCGTCATCACCTACTGTCCCTGTTGGATAAGATACAAGAGAAGTATGAAATCCAAGATGGAGAGTACAAAGAGTTTGCAGAAGCCATTGGTGGGAAGAAGAAATTGTTAGAATTTAAGGAAGGAGATCTGGTAAAGGTCAGTTACGATCAAATTGAGACCGAAGTAGATTTTTGTGACGATGAATTTCACCCAAAGATGACCATAATAAAAACGTGTTCTTTGATATGGAAAGTGATACCCAATGAACATAGATTTCATGGTGGCAACTCACATTGTGGCAACACAATTTCAAATGTTTACCTAAACAAATGTGATATACATATTGACGCGATGAACAAAATTGTCAAAGACCACTCCGAGGGTAATTTCACAATGATGTCAGTAAATTCAAATACACAACGAAAATCTTGTATTCAAGTATCTGATATAGAAATTATTTAGAACTTTTTATTGTTATCACAAAACCACATAGATTCTGACGTAGGCATAAATAGGATCCCCTTTCGCATAGTCATGAAAAGCTTTGCGTGTTCTACATTGGGGTACGACCATAACAACCATCGCTCCCAGTAATCTGCACGGAAATAGTCGTCCCAGTCTTCTTGATCACTTTCATCAACCAAGAGCATTCCCCGTTGAATTTCTTGGGGGTCTGTTTCAATACGAAGTTTTTTGGACATCACTGCACCTCTCCGAATGAGATGTGCTCGCATGAGACGGGAATTGCCATGATCTGTGTAGTCTGGTGCACCTTTGAGTCCAAAGTCAATCGCCCGCTTGTTTGGTAACATCACTCTGTACTTGTGTGTGACTGATGGGCTGGGCTTGAAGACGACGTGCATATATTGTATCTCACTTTTTAGTTTTAATCTTTTTTAACACGACAAACTCAAGATCACCCTTTTTCACTTTCTCGCGGGTCAATGGATTTATGAAAATGACCATGTTACCATTCGCGTTAATAGCACTTGTCATAGACATACGCGCTAATTTACGGAAGGAGTTGGGTGAGAGATACAATTTATTAATCTTGACAGCCTTTTCACCAGATTTGAAATTTTCAGTAGAAATTACGTCGGTGGGAAGGTTCTTCACATTCACTTTCTTCCATTGAATCTTTTTGGTCTTGTTATTTTCATTGGCATTCTTTTTCATTCTCTTTTCATTTTTGATATAGTTTGACGCGTTTGGTCTGTTGTTCCCATTGTTTCCAAAATTGAGTCGGCGTGCGACCCCCGCATTCGCGAAAGACATGCGCATTCTTCGCATGCGTCTGAGGTTGTTTGGGTTGATAGAGCGAGGTCTGATCTCACCCACATTATTTTCATTTGTACCGGAATTGGTCAGGTACATGTTATTTAAGTTGGAGTTGTAACGGACTGTGTTATTCTCTGACGGGTCACGCATTCTTATGATTATTAAAGATTTAAATTGTATGTTATGAAATGGAAGATAATTTTCTGTTTGAGTTACCCAACAATTTACCCAATGATTTCTGTAAGATGGTAATAGACGAGTTTGAAAATGAAGATGAGAGTAACAAAGAACTTGGTTCTGTTGGTGTAGAATCTAAAAAAGACACTAGAATAAAAACTTCTTTAGATTTTGGCCAAAATCTAAAGAAGTTTTTATTCTAGTGTCTTTTTTAGATTCTACACCAACAGAACCAAGTTCTTTGTTACTCTCATCTTCATTTTCAAACTCGTCTATTACCATCTTACAGAAATCATTGGGTAAATTGTTGGGTAACTCAAACAGAAAATTATCTTCCATTTCATAACATACAATTTAAATCTTTAATAATCATAAGAATGCGTGACCCGTCAGAGAATAACACAGTCCGTTACAACTCCAACTTAAATAACATGTACCTGACCAATTCCGGTACAAATGAAAATAATGTGGGTGAGATCAGACCTCGCTCTATCAACCCAAACAACCTCAGACGCATGCGAAGAATGCGCATGTCTTTCGCGAATGCGGGGGTCGCACGCCGACTCAATTTTGGAAACAATGGGAACAACAGACCAAACGCGTCAAACTATATCAAAAATGAAAAGAGAATGAAAAAGAATGCCAATGAAAATAACAAGACCAAAAAGATTCAATGGAAGAAAGTGAATGTGAAGAACCTTCCCACCGACGTAATTTCTACTGAAAATTTCAAATCTGGTGAAAAGGCTGTCAAGATTAATAAATTGTATCTCTCACCCAACTCCTTCCGTAAATTAGCGCGTATGTCTATGACAAGTGCTATTAACGCGAATGGTAACATGGTCATTTTCATAAATCCATTGACCCGCGAGAAAGTGAAAAAGGGTGATCTTGAGTTTGTCGTGTTAAAAAAGATTAAAACTAAAAAGTGAGATACAATATATGCACGTCGTCTTCAAGCCCAGCCCATCAGTCACACACAAGTACAGAGTGATGTTACCAAACAAGCGGGCGATTGACTTTGGACTCAAAGGTGCACCAGACTACACAGATCATGGCAATTCCCGTCTCATGCGAGCACATCTCATTCGGAGAGGTGCAGTGATGTCCAAAAAACTTCGTATTGAAACAGACCCCCAAGAAATTCAACGGGGAATGCTCTTGGTTGATGAAAGTGATCAAGAAGACTGGGACGACTATTTCCGTGCAGATTACTGGGAGCGATGGTTGTTATGGTCGTACCCCAATGTAGAACACGCAAAGCTTTTCATGACTATGCGAAAGGGGATCCTATTTATGCCTACGTCAGAATCTATGTGGTTTTGTGATAACAATAAAAAGTTCTAAATAATTTCTATATCAGATACTTGAATACAAGATTTTCGTTGTGTATTTGAATTTACTGACATCATTGTGAAATTACCCTCGGAGTGGTCTTTGACAATTTTGTTCATCGCGTCAATATGTATATCACATTTGTTTAGGTAAACATTTGAAATTGTGTTGCCACAATGTGAGTTGCCACCATGAAATCTATGTTCATTGGGTATCACTTTCCATATCAAAGAACACGTTTTTATTATGGTCATCTTTGGGTGAAATTCATCGTCACAAAAATCTACTTCGGTCTCAATTTGATCGTAACTGACCTTTACCAGATCTCCTTCCTTAAATTCTAACAATTTCTTCTTCCCACCAATGGCTTCTGCAAACTCTTTGTACTCTCCATCTTGGATTTCATACTTCTCTTGTATCTTATCCAACAGGGACAGTAGGTGATGACGATCCATATCTGTTACTTGATTTATTAAAATTTGGAACTAACTTAGGATCTAAACTTCTATTTCTAACTTTTTCCCGTCAGCCAATGTGATTTCTATCAAACACGCCAGTTTGAATAATCTCTCGGACCAAGAATGCCCAGATAACGCCATTAGCACTTCTCTCATGATATCGTTCCCACAGCTATTTCGAATGAACATCGTGATACATTCACCGTCGTCATATTTATAGTCTTCTGGGCACATCCAACCACAGAAGTCTTTTTGTTTTCTGAATGAAGAACCTTCGGGTGGGTTGTCAGTGATTGAAGAGAACGCACCAGACAACAAATCTGGTGTTGGAATACCCCTAAAAATGTTGCGTCGCAATTCTTGGAAGGTTACGGAAGAAAATTTTAAGTAATCTCGCCCGTGATCATGGATAAGAAGGCGATCGACACTTGCATTGGTGTAATCGATCTTTTTGAGATCGGACGTCTCGAGGCTGAGGCTGGCGAGCATGGCGGTAGGGTCGTTTGCTTTTCTTATACTTTTTATAGTAAGAGTGGTGTGACTTAGGCGCCAGTAGAACCAAATCCACCTGTACCCCTCTCAGTCTCTTCAAGGAGACCAATTTCCTCCACATCGGGTGTCTCACACCTCTCAAGAACAAGTTGTGCGATGCGCTCCCCCCTCTTTACCTCAAAGTCTTTG